ACAAACAAATGAAAGTAGAAAAAAAAGAGGTAGTCTGCATTAGACTACCCGAAACCATTAAAAAGAAAGTGGATGCTGAAGCAAAGAAAATGTATTTAGCACCTAGCAAATTGGTATCAATTATTGTTCAAAAATACTACGAAAAACCATAAACTATGACATTAGACTATCAAGGCAGACAATTAAAACTACACCAAAGAGCCACCTGTTTACTTGAATTACTTAAAAAAGCACAATCCGAACAAGCAAGACAGGAAGGTTTATTGGCAGAATGGAGGGCAGCTGGGAGTTATGATAACGTAAGGTTATTCACCCACGAAAACAATTACCTGATAAGATTAGCAGAATTAAACGACATACAAAAGAGAATCTTAAAGTCTTATTATTGGTTGGTTGTTGAACTCTATGACATAACTGAAAACTTTATTTTACCTGTAAACCGAGTACAATGAGTTATATAGACAATACCAAACAAAACTTGATGCGAGAAAATTATATATTGGAATTAGAAAACGAGATGTTAAGAAAACAAATTACCAAACTTAAAATTGAATTAAATGAATTACTGGATAGTGCCAAGCGTACTGAAACAAAGAATGAGCAAGAGCGAGAAGGAACAATTGGCTAACGATATATTAAGAACAGTTACCAATTACTATGGGGTATCAATAGAAGATATTAAAGGAAAATGCAGAAAGCGTAAAATAGTCAAACCAAGACAAGTGATAATGTTCCTATTGAGGACAAAGGCAAGGATGGTATTAAGCGACATTGGGGATGTAATGAATAGAGACCATACAACAGTAATTCATTCAATTACTTGCATCCAAAACGACATTACCCACCCATACGATGATAGCCTAGAAAAAGACCTTATTAACATTAATATATTAATTTAATTTGGTTATTAACAAACAAAGTATTAATTTCACATCCTAAACCATTAGTTATGAACAATCAAGTAGAAAAACAAACAAACAAAATCCTTTACACAAAGGAGCAAATTGAGTTAATCAGGTCGCAAATTGCACCTGAAGCAACCCAAGAGGAACTTAAGTTATTTTTGTATCAATGTCAACGCACAGGGCTTGATGCACTTTCAAGGCAGATTTACTGCATTCACCGCTGGAGTAAAGGCGGTAAAAGAATGACCATTCAAACATCCATTGATGGATTCCGTGTAATTGCGGAAAGGTCAGGAACTTATGGTGGACAATCCGAGCCATTATTTACTTACGAGAATGGCAATTTAATTTCCTGCAAGATTTCAGTATTTAGATTCCACAATGACATTCGTTTTGAGGCATCCGTTGGAGTTGCTTATTTAGCAGAGTATTGCCAATTTGATAAAGATGGCAAACCGATGGGCTTATGGGCAAAACCACATATAATGCTGGGTAAGGTTGCAGAAGCATTGGCTTTGAGAAAAGCATACCCACAGGATTTGTCAGGAATATACACCAGCGAGGAAATGCAACAAGCCGATGAATCAGCCTATTTAAAGGCACATCTTACTGAATTGGATGTAGAGTTAGCCGTTGACCTTTGCGTATCAAAAACGGAACTTAAAACGCTATATTCATACAATATGGATTTAGTAAACAATAGCCCTGAATTAAAAGAAATATTTAAAACCAAACAATCAATTTTATGAACATCACCGAACAATACCAAAAGGTATCAGAAAGAGTTAATATAAATGACTTTTTTACTATTAGCATAAGCGAATTTGACATTACTTGTCTTGCTTGGCATACACCAGCACGATATAGTAGTTATAAAGAAGCTGGATATGAATTTACACTTAATACTAAAGGGGATTACCTTGAAGCAACTCAAGACGGAATTAAAGTTATATTATCACTAAAAAAACCATAATGAACAATCTATTAATTTGGGAGGTCGCACCCACAAAAAGCGAAATTGATATGTATGCTCAAAACATTTGTAATGAACTAAATGAAGGCTTTACCAAGCCCGAAGATTTAGCAGTTAAGATGGCTGCCATTGAGACTTTTGCTAAAACATTAAGAGCCAAAGTAGAGGAACATATTATTGACTTTTTAGGCAAATGCCCTAAAGGAACATATAATCACTTGGGAGCAGAACTTAAACTAAAGGATAGCCAAACTTATGATTATGCTAGTTATTCCGAACGCTGGGCAGAATTACAATCACAAATTGATATTCTAAAAGAGGAACAAAAAGAAATTGAGGAAAATGGCAAGAAGTTTGAAAGGGGAATCATTCCTTTGAAATCTTACAAGCAAACTTATTCAATAACTTTAAATAAATAAACTATGCCTTATTCTAACTGCTGCGGAGCAGAAACCAAAAACACGGAACAGGATATATGCCCAATTTGTAGATATTACTGCGATTGGGAAGAAATACCAAGTGAAGAACCATCGGATGAAGAAACCTTTAATAACCACAAAACCGAAGGTGGAATATCCTTTGGTGGAAGTAGCTGGCAAGGAAGATAATTTTAAACAATAAAAACAAATAAAATGATAGTATTAAACATCAAGAAAGAGGACATCAAATTTACTGCACACAAAAACGGAAATCACTACGCTACAATAGTTGTAGAGAAACGCAAAGAGTTAGATAAGTTTGAAAATACCCACACAGTTTATAACGGACAAACCGCACCACAAAGGGCAGAGAAAGCCAAGAAGGAATATTGCGGAAATGGTAAGGAATATGTTTGGGAAGCAAAGAAAGAGTTTGCACAAAACAAACAGGAAGCAGAAGATTCATTACCATTTTAAATTTAACTTATGCAAGCAGTAACCATTACTCAAATTACAATCTATGAATTAACTGATATGATTCAAAAGTGTATTGTTGAATCAATAAACAAATCAAATCACAATGAAATAGAAAAACTTGAAATTAGAATTAAAGAATTAGAAAAAACAATTAAAACCATAAACTATGAGCCAAAACAAACAAATCGCAGACTACCTAAATAAAGGTAAAAAGCTAACCCCAATTGATGCCTTAAACAAATTTGGTTGCTTTAGATTAGCAGCACGAATAGCTGATTTAAGGAACGAAGGAATGAATATTGTTACTAACACAATCAAGCTGGAGAACAAGAAGCAGATTGCCCAATATTCGGTTAAATAGCTTATATTTGCACAGGATGTAGGATATCCGTTTACAAACTTATTGGCTCAAAGCTGAAACCCTAATCCTACTAGGGTGGATGCCGAGAGCCTTTTTTTATTATGTCAAAAGACCCAGCCGTGCTATTTTACACAAGTGATTTCTTGAGTGGCACATTTACAATGACCAACGAACAGGTTGGTAAGTACATTCGTTTATTATGTTTACAACATCAAAAAGGCAAATTAAGTGAGAAGGATATGTTAAGCATATGCTCTGCATATGATGTTGACATTTGGGATAAATTTAAAATTGAAGATGGTGCATTTATTAACGAAAGGATGTACAACGAGGCAATTCGTAGGCAAAAGTTTAGTGAATCAAGGAGAAATAACGCTAAATCACCTAAAAATGATAGCACTAGCAAAGCATATGCAAAGCATATGGAAACTGAAACTGAAACTATAACTGATACTAAAACTATAAATAAAACTAAAGCTAAAATACACGATTGGCAATTTGAACAATGGTGGAATGATTACGATAAAAAAGTTAGTAAAGAAAAAGCTATTAGTAAATGGAATATTTTGACAATTGATGAAAAGCAATTAGCTTTAAAAATAGTACAAGAGTATGTTAATTCAACCCCTGATAAAACATTCCGTAAAGACCCAACCACATATTTAAACAATAAATCTTTTAACGATGAAATCATTATCCGAAATGCTACCACAAGTCATAAACCCAATGTCAGTGAGCGTAACTTCACACAACTTGCCAGTCTTAAATACATTGAACCAAAGCGAGATTAAAATTTATGATGCCTTACAAACAATGCACATATCAAAATGTTCCAGCATTGAAGTAGCTGAACATCTAAAAACCTGTATTCAGTTAAGCGGTGCAGTTCCACCTACAAGCCCTGAATTTCAGTTCCTAGTTGACTTTGTACTAAAGAATTACGGAATATTTAAGCTAAAGGAATTAGGTGCAGCATTTGAACTTTATGTTTTAGGTCGTTTAGATGTAGATAGAAATTATGGTTCATTTAGCCCTAAATTCTTTGGAGATGTAATGGCTGAATATAAAAAGATAGCAGTACAGGTTAGAAACAAAGTACAACCACAAGAAAAAATAAAACAATTACCAATGCAAATAGATGAAGAACAAGCAATTAAAGATGAGCAAGATTATTGGAACAAATCAGAACAAAAGAATTGGCGGTTTTTAAACCATCAGGTATTTGATTACTTATGGAAGCGTAAACAAATTAAAATATCAAATGAACAAGGAGAAATGATTAAAGCCAAAGTAAGGGCAGTATTTTTAGCACAATCTAAAAAGCCTGATGATATGTTAATTGATGAGGAAACAATGAGGCAGCAATGTAAAAAATATTCATTAATGATGCACTATAATAACCAACTATGAAAGAACTGTTTAAACTGACAATTGAGTTCACAAGGATATTTATAGGCTTTATCCTAGCCATTACCATATTAGTAACATTTGACATTTACTACGAAGTAAAACGATTGATTAAAACCATATAGTTGTTTTTATACTATAAAACCCTAATTTTGCGTTATGGCTTTACAATCAATCCCAAGATTAACCGCAAAGGCTCAACAAATATTTAACCGCTACATAAGGACTAGAGATAGTCAAGATGGATATTTTACTTGTATCAGTTGCGGTCAGGTTAAAGATAATGAAAGTATGGATGCTGGGCATTATGTTCCTGTTAAGGGCAGTTCAGCCCTTCGGTTTGATGAGTACAATGTTAACGGAGAATGTAAATCTTGCAATGGCTTTGACCAATTCCACCTGATAGGTTATCGCAGAAACCTTATTGATAAAATAGGCGAACGAATGGTTTTACACCTAGAAAGCCAACACAGGCTCATAAAGAAATGGTCAAGGACTGAACTTAACGAATTAATAGAAAAGTATAAATAATGGCGAAACTAAACGCAGCTGGAAAGGTAAACTTTGGCACAAGAAAAAAAGGTAAGTACAAAAAAAGTAACGGACCGAAAGACAAACCAACAAAACCATATAATAGACAAGGATAATGAAAGATACATTTTGTAAAAGAGAATACAAGTGCAAATGTGGAATAATTATTGAGGACTATGTTTGGCAAAGTTCCATAAAGGAACACACCATCAAATGCAAGTGTAAAAAAGAAATTGGCTACAATAATCTAATTATAAATAATGTTGTTAAATCAGCATCTATAAGAACACCAACTAAAAACCGATAATGTTAATCAACGAAATCAAACCAAACCTAAACAATCCTAGACTGATTAAAGACCATAAGTTTAAACAACTGGTTAAGTCAATCCAAGATTTCCCCCAAATGCTTGAACTCCGACCTATTGTAATTGATGAAAACAATATGGTATTAGGTGGCAATATGAGATTAAAGGCTTGTATTGAAGCTGGGCTTACCGATGTTCCTGTCATTCACGCTAACAATTTAAGCGAGGAAAAGAAAAAGGAATTCATTGTAAAAGATAATGTAGGCTATGGGGAGTGGGATTGGGATGACCTAGCTAATAATTGGGATGTAGAAGAACTTACCGAATGGGGGTTGGATATTCCTGACTTTGCCATAAAAAACGCAGAAGCCCAAGAAGATGACTTTGATGTGCCTTTAGGGGGAAGTGAAACGGATATAGTTTTAGGCGACATCTTTGAAATAGGGCAACATAAACTTTTATGCGGGTCAAGTACCCAAACCGACAATTGGAGTAAAATTTTTGGCTCTGAACTAGCAGACTTGGTAATAACAGACCCCCCATACAACGTATCTTATACAGGAAAGACTAAAGATGCCTTAACTATTCAAAATGATAGTATGGGAGATGGCGACTTTTATCAATTTTTATATGATTTTTACACAGCATTAGGTTCTTATACTAAAGCAGGAGGTTCTTGGTATGTTTGGCACGCTGATAGCGAAGGTGCTAATTTTAGAAGAGCAATGGCAGATGCTGGTATTATGGTTAAACAATGCCTTATATGGGTAAAGAATTCAATGGTAATGGGAAGGCAAGATTACCAATGGAAACACGAACCTTGTTTATATGGTTGGAAAGAGGGTGCTTCTCATAGTTGGTATTCAGATAGGAAGCAGACAACAATACTTGAATTTAACCGCCCAAATAGAAATGCAGAACATCCAACAATGAAACCTGTTGAATTAATTGCCTATCAAATAACTAATAGTTCAAAATCAGGAGATTTGGTTGCCGATGCATTTTTAGGTTCAGGTACAACAATGATAGCTTCGCATCAACTAGGTCGCAAATGTTATGGCACTGAATTAGACCCAAAGTACTGCCAAGTTATCATAGATAGGATGCTAAAACTTGACTCAACCTTAATAATCAAAAAGAACGGAGTACCTTTGTAATTCAGGCAAAATACAGGCGATATGGCAATACCTAACCAAGAAATAGGACAATTTAAGAAAGGAGTATCAGGAAACCCAGCAGGTAAACCTAAAGGAGTAGAACATAGCAAAACAAGACTATTGCGTTTACTACAATTAGTTACCAAAGTGCGTAACCCTGTTACAGGCGAAGATGAGGAATTTACAATAGCTGAACAGTTAGATATGAAGATAATTGCAAAGGCAATGAAATCCGATTTAAGGGCTTATCAAGAAATACTTGATAGATTAGAAGGCAGAGCAAAACAAACAACCGACATCAACGCAAACATTCAAGGTAACGTTCAAATAGTAATACAAGAAGATGACCGATGCAAACCAATTGAAGATTAATGCAACACCAGTATTCTTTGCCAACAAAAGAGCGTACGAAGGCAATTATCCTGTTATTTGCAATGAAGGTGGCACAAGGAGTTCAAAGTCTTATTCCATTGTTCAGTTACTGATTGAAATAGCCTATAACAATCCAAAGACTAGGATTTCAATTGTTTCTCATTCCCTTCCACATATTAAACGAGGTGTTTATAGGGATTTTAAAAGCATAATGGAGAATTGGGGTTTATGGCAAGACAATGACTTTAGCTTTTCCGATTTTATATACACTTACCCCAATGGGTCTTACATTGAACTGTTTGGATTAGAAGATGAAAGCAAGGCAAGAGGACCAGCAAGGGATGTGCTATTCATCAACGAAGCCAACTTAATAAAAAGAACTTTATACGACCAATTACTAATGCGAACCACAGGCAAGGTGTTTCTTGATTGGAATCCTGCTGACTTTATCAATTGGGTTTATGAAATAGCCGACAATTCTGAAAACAAACGCATTCATTCTACTTACCTTAACAACATCCCAAACCTTTCCGAATCACAAATAAAAAACATTGAGCAATATAAAAACCTACCTGATGATTTTATGTGGAAGGTTTACGGATTAGGAGAACGAGGAGCAGCAAAAGAACTTATTTACACCCAATGGAAACAATACGACACCGCACCTGAAGGCGATGTATTCTATGGGCTTGACTTTGGTTATGTGCATCCAGCTGCATTAATAAAGGTTACCCATCACGAAGGAGAAAACTACTTTGAGGAAATAATTTATCAAAGTGGTCTTACACTATCCGACCTAACAAGATTGATAAAAGAGAAAGTACCAGAACGAGCAACCATTTACGCAGATGCAGCCGAACCTAAATCAATAGAGGAACTTTACCGACAAGGATTTAATATTAAACCTGCTCAAAAAGATGTATGGGCAGGAATCGTAAAAATGAAATCTTATCCTATAAACATTCACTTTCATAGTCAAAATCTTAAAAGGGAATTTATGTCTTACAAATGGAAAAAGGATAAAAATGATAATGTAATTGAAGAACCTGTTAAAGCAAATGATGATGCTTTAGATGCTTCACGATACGCAGTATTTACTCACTTGACAAAACCTAAATTTGCGGTAAGTGTATTTTAACTTAAATTTCTTTAACTTTGTTTAAATTCTAATAATATGGGTTTATTTGACATCTTCACTAAAAAGAAGATTAACACACTATTTCCAACAATTCCAATGAACTCCCAAATAGCAATTGAAAGGGGTATAGTTACTTGGCAAGGAGCAGACCAAAGAAGTTTTGTTGATGATGGATATGTAGCAAACGATATAGTTTACTCAATCATTAAACTAATTACTGACAAAGCTAAAATTGCACCATTCCACGTTTACAAGGTTGTAGATGAAAAGGCTGCAAAAAAATACAAATCTTTAGCTGCACAAAAAGACATCAACCTAAAAGAACTTGAGACTTTACACAAAAAGGCATACGAACTTTACACAGGAGACCAACGCTTAAACGAGTTGCTAAAATATCCTAACGAGGAAGATTGCTGGAGTGATTTAGTAGAACAATGGTGCGGTTTTAAGTTAATAACAGGTAACTCTTTTATTTATGGCAAACTTATTGAAGCAGGAAACAATCAGGGCAAACCATTTGAACTATTTGCTTTGCCTAGTCAGTATATGGCTATCATTGCAAATATCAATGTGTTCCCACCAACAAGAGCCGGCTATCAACTTTATTACGGACAAATGTGGTCATTTGATACTAAAGAAATACTCCACGATAAATACTTCAATCCACAATGGGGTGTTACAGGCGGACAATTGTACGGACAAAGCCCATTAAGAGCAGCAGCCAAAAACTTAACAAGAAGTAACGAAGCTAAAACCGCTGCCGTTGCATCATTCCAAAATGGTGGACCTGCTGGAGTTTTATTTATGAACGATGAACGCTATGACCCAACAAGTGGACAAGCACAGGCACAAGCACTTAAAACCGCAGTAAGTCAAAAGGGCGGTTCAGCTAACTTTAACTCAATTGCAGTATCAGGTTATAAAGTAGATTGGAAACAAATCGGTTTAAGCCCTGTTGAACTTAATATCATTGAATCGGAAAAATGGGATTTAAAAGCACTTTGTAATATCTACGGAGTACCTAGTCAACTTTTAAACGATAGCGATTCAAAGACCTATAACAATCAAAGAGAAGGGGAAAAGGCATTAACGCTTCGTTGTGCCATCCCATTACTTAACGCATTGACTGAAAACCTTAATAGGAAATTACACACCGATTGGGGTTATAAAGGAACAAATCTTTATGTAGATTACGACCTTTCAGTATATGGAGAATTAGAAGCAAATAAATCCGAGCAAACTGAATGGCTTGATAAAGCGTGGTGGATTAGTCCTAAACAAAAGTTGGACATTATGAATATTGAAGTGCCTGATTATATCCCTACCGAAGAG